GTTAAGAATAGTGTTCACGCCGGAAGCTCTAGCAGTAACATTTACTTTCTTCGGAGTTGACGGAATCTGCGCTGAGCGAATAAAGACGCCAGGGTTTTTCTGAGTCCGCAAATCGCCAATACTCGAAATAAGCTCAGCGTTCCTAGCTAACCGGGCGAGCGCACGACCCGTACCGCCAAGGAGTGACCCTGGACCAAAGTTCGGGATACCAAGAATCTGCGCACCACAAGTACTGAAACGGCGATCCGTGAACGTACCGCCGTTCTCAAACCCAGGCGGACAACGGAACCGGTTGCGGGCACCACGACCCGAACGGCCCAACAAGCGACGACCAGCACCCGCCAAACGGCGACCACGGCCACTACCGCCGCCCGGAGTTAACGTCCGGAAAACAGCAGAACGGCCAGGACTAGTAACAACACTCGTGTTGCCAGGAGCGAGCGTAGAACCAACAGCCTGCGCTGCCTGACCAAAACGACTGTTAGAACCAAAAATACCTACACGCTTAACCGAAATATCGTCATTCTCAACAGCAACAGGCGTATCTAAATACTGCCTAAAAATAGCAGCCTTCATGTCAACAACATTCTGACGGCCAGCAATAGGCTGAACCAAAATGCCACCATAAGCACGAGACTCACTAACAGCATAACGCAAAGAAGAACCAGAATACTCTGGCCGACTCAAATCAACAGACTTCGCTTTTCTAGCAGCAGAACGAACACGACGAGTCAACTTACCACGACGCTTACGCTTACCCTTACCGCCACGGCCATGATGATTGCCCTCATTCGGCCACTTACCAGTCAACTCGTGGTGAAGCCAAGCACAAACACGCTGAGGCTTACCGCCAAACTGCGGCTTGTCCATCAAGATGACGACACATCGACGGAAGCCACCCGGCTTCTTCATGATCGGACGCCAGTACTTCAGCAGATCTTCAAGATTGCCACGACGAGGGCCACGGCCACGAGTTAAAGCAGTTAACTGATCGGCGTTAGGGCCAATTTCAGGACCAACCTTAGAAAAATAAGGTCCGATTTCAGGAGTTTCAGTTTCCATCGTCAGAAGCCTTTCCATCGTCCAAGGGGACGTACTCTACAAGCACATCATCCTGATAAAAGTATTTTACCGTATCTTTGTGCCAACTATCGCCTACAACAGCATTGCTGCCTACATTAAATAACGCCTCATTTGCCTGACTAATTACTTGCTCTAAGCGAGCGGGTCTCATAAGCTGCAACCCCTTCCGGATCAGGCCAAATCTTCACCATCGAGCATGTTCTGGAATTCAGCCAAAGCGTTGATAAGCTCAACGTCTTCTTCCTTCTCAGCCGGAGCCTCAGCAGCCGCCTCAGGAGCCTCAGGCTCTTCCTCATTCCAATCAGCAGGAATCATGTCTTCCTTGCCAAGCTCCTTAGCACGCTTCATGATGTGCTCCTTAGCCGCAGCCTTGTCCTTGGCACGACCGTAAGCCTGAATAGCGTTGTCCAGATCCGCTGCATCCGCAATCGGGAAAGAACCATCGGGAAGAGCGTCGCCCGACTCAGCCATGGCCTCACGCTGTTCACGAGAGTACATGCGCTTGATCTCAAGCTCAGCCTCAAGAGCCTTCAGTTCATCTTCCTCATTCAAGTCGTAGTCGAAAGGATTCTCGACTTCGTACTCATCAAAGCCAAGGACCTTGCCCTCAGGAGAAACGAACACATCGTAGCTCTTCTCGTCAGTGTCAACCTCAACGACATACACGTCCTGATTGGCAAACACATCGACCAGAACACCCATCACGTCGCCCTTGATGTCAAGATCTTCAAGAGCCTTAACGGCAGCATCCTCAGCATCGACCTGAGATACAATGTCCTGAAGCTCACCAGACTTAGCATCAATCTCATCTTCATCAATGCGCAGCCAGCCCATCTCCTCGCCCTCACCGGACAGGAAAACCTGAATGCACGAACCATCGGCACGCTTAACATCGACAACAAAGATATCGTCTGCAGTTGAGTAACCAGACCCAACAACTTCTGAACCTTCATGTAGTGACTTGACCTGGGACTCAATATCTCCTAAACCAGGGAGATCTTCGGTAGGCATACACCCTCCTTGACAAAATTCGCACGGTTGATTAACTGACTTGCGGCTAAATCCGCAAAGGAAGTCGTCTGACTTCATACCCTCTTCAGGCATTCCAGGCATTCCTGCAGGTGCAGGGGCCTGAGCGGGAGCAGGACCAGCGCCCTGCGCCTGCTGCTGAGCAGCCTGGGCTGCTTGAGCTTGTCTGGCTGCACGAGCAGCTTCAGCCTGCTCAGCTTCACGCTCTTTCTTAGCAGCCATTTCTTTCTTGCTCAACTCCATCCACTCATCATGGGAAGCACATGGCATGAACATCTTGCCCGCACGATGTGTGCCTTCGCAGCCAAGAGCTTCGGCACGTTCCATAGCTTCATCGGCAGTTTCGAACAGATCTTCAACAGCGTTCTCATCTTGGGCTTTACGCATAGCGTTCAGCTCAAGAGGGCTGCGGCGGCGGTAACGCTTACCATAGCCCTTGCCGGTACCTTCCTCGTAAACATCGACAACTTCAAACGCTCCCTTAGCATCTTCATCAAGACCTTCGTAATCTTCATCGGAAACCAGCTCGCCTTCATCCATCATTTCCTTGAAGCGAGAATCGGTCAAGAAAATTGAAGGCTTATCGTTCTTAGGCTTACGCATCATTGACATAATTACTGCAGCCTTTTCGTTAACCTCTTCATCTTCGTCTTCGTCGGCCTCTTCCTCGGCTTCTTCCTCGGCCTCTTCCTCGACCTCTTCCTCGGCCTCTTCCTCGGCCTCTTCCTCGGCTTCTTCCTCGGCCTCTTCCTCGGCCTCTTCCTCGGCTTCTTCCTCGGCCTCCTCATCATCTTCCGACTTGAAACGGAACATCCACCCCATAGGAGTCTCGCCCTTCTCGTCCATGACAAGAACCTTCTCCATAAGCATCTGCTCTTCTTCCGAAAGCTCAGCAAACGCCTCTTCAGAAATCAGCTCACCAGAATCCTGCATCTCCTTGAAACGGATATCAGTCATGAAAACAGAAGGCGAACCCTTCTCGTCCTCATGCATGCCCTTCTCTTCACCGTCCAACATCGCCTGAATTTCTTCAAACTTCTGAAGGTCTTCGTTAAGATTTTCACTCATTATAAACTCCTAAATCCTTTATAGAGTATCTTATTGAGCACCCTCATCGGTGTCAATGGGTTCAGTAATGCTAATGCTAGGAACAAATTCCAAAGTAGCCAAAGAATCCGCTACCTTAACCATAAGTTCATCATGATCCATCTTCGTAGAGAAGTGAACATCCACACCCTCATCTGTCTTGAAGGAGAAAACAGGCACAGGAGAAAGCGCCGACGAAACATCAAGAGCTTCATCATCAGAACACTTAACGTGCACCACGAAACCAGAAACAGACTTTTCGCCCTGCTCCATCGGACGAGACATCGGAGCCTCAGTCAGATAATCCTCAACGCCAGCAATAAGCTCAAGCGTGGCCTCACGAAGCTCGCCAGCACCACGAAGCTTCAACATCTCGTTGTAAGCCATCAAAAGAAGCGCCATGGGATCTTTGAGGTACTCGGGCTTCTTTGACTCCCCGTAGCCGTGACCCTTTTCTTCGGTGCCGCAAGAGCAACCGCCGGTAGCATCCTTGGCCTCTTCAACCTCTACACCAGCCAAGTAGTTATTGTGAACATTGATGTTAGCGTTACCATCAAAACGCTTCAGGGCCTCAAGGTACTCCTCGTGCGTGTCGCAAGGAAGATAGCCGCCACCATGTGAATGAACACCTGAACAACCAAACGTCTTCGACCATGCCAAAGCAATGTCTGGAGTCGCCCACGAACCGTGCTCATCCTCGGCGTCACGAATACCATCAGGCTCTTCAGCGTCCTTCTCTTCAGGACCTTTCACCATCATCGAAGGCGGAGCCGAATCGCCAACCGGAGTGTACGATACAGTCGGCTTTACTCTGGTAGGCTTCCCAACCATAAGGTTGTCGCCGTCCATAGAGAACGTGGCCATCCATGCCATGTCCTCACCAGTTTCAAAGATTACGGAGTTTCCGTCAACACTGATAATTTTTACCGGCTTACGAAGAGCTTGCGAAAGGGCGCTGCCAATCATTGATGACATTGCGTCCGCTCTGTTTGATGGTTTGTCCATTTCACTGTCATCCATGTGCATTTTTGTCACTGTACCTTCTTCGTCGTCTTTTACAGAAATAGTGCCGGTTAGCTGGTTAGCTCCGTGCAGTACGGGAGAAATCTCGTATAATTCAACTTCTTTAAGCATGTTTGCTTTTTGCATAGCATCATAATCGGCGGTTAATGTTTTGTAACCAATCGACCATTCTTGCTCATTTCCATAAAATGCAACATTTGCGAACGCTTCACGACCACGTTCAGTGTTTAGGTTAAACTGAACCTTTGCATAGAGTCCGCCAATCTTAGCATTTTTCATCTTTTCAGGCAGTCTTGGATCATTTCTAGAAACTTCGTAAATCTCCAGAACTTTACCAATAGGCTGATTCCAGTCGTGGCCCCACACCACTCTGGGCTTGCGACGCTTCAAAGATTCGTTAAAAGCCCCAGAAATGACAATATCGCCAACTGAATCGCGATTACCAATGCCTGAAACAAACGCTTCGACAATACCTTCAGCTTTATCAATGCCAATCTGACCTGAAATCGCCTTAAAAGTGAAGTCGGCTTCCTTTTCTGATGCGTTTTCCATAACGACAGAAGTCATGTCTCTCCTTAAGGTCTAAGAGCGCCCTGAGTATATGTTATCGGGGCGACGGTTGATACTTGAGCGTATTTATATAAACTCAAAAAAGGGTAATTATATAAACTATAGTGCGGATTCGCTAGGAACTCTTGATGCAGGAGCTTCAATATTATCAGTACCCTGCACAGTACCAGCAGGAACAAACCCGCCGACCTCAGGACTAAACTCGGCAACATCCTGACTAAACGCAGCAGACCTCTGGGCATCCAACGAGTCACCAACACCTGCCCCGGGAGCGCCGCCGCCAGGAGCAATACTAGTCGGAACTGCACCGCCCTCAGCCGCAGCCGCTTCCTCCTGCTCAGCAGCAATCTCCTCCTGCGTCTTCTCAGTATTCGCAATCGGCGTCTGATTCGGGTTAGCCAACAACGAATCAGCAATATCGCCATCAACACGCTTACGGCCCACCGAATGACGATACTCATTCACACTAATTAGACCCTGCTGGAACTCTGACAAATGATGCATCGCCCGCTCCTGACTAGCCAAAACCAACGTGGGAACATTGCCGGTATCGAAATCAATGTAGTAAGTAGGATCAATCTTATCGAACGATCGTGCAATCAAGTCCAAGTGTGGAGACATGGTTTCCATCCAGAAAACCTTACCCTCTTCAGAAGCGTTAGCGAAAGTACGGTTAGAAGAGTTACCGATAATCGACTCAGGCACACCAAATGCTGCCAAAATCTCTTCTTTCGTAATAGTACGCATCTGAATGTAAGCAGCATCACGTGGACTAGCAGCGGTATCAACGAAATCTGCTCCATCATCCGCAGAAATAACGCCTACAGCGCCCGCTCTACCGATATTGCCACGGAAACGGGAACGTAGCTCTTCTTTGTCCTCGTCAGCGATCTCGCTACGCAGAACAAGTAGACCGCCGGGACGACCGTCGTTAATCAAGAAGTTCCTGTTATACATTTTAGCCAAACTTTCGACTTCGATAGCAACACCAGAAGCTTCCATTGGAGTCATCGACAAATAAGGATCTAGAGGGTGTGGACGACGAATCCAAATAACATTCTCTGGACGCAGCGTTCGCTTCTCGTGCGCACTAATCTTAACTTCAAACCCTTTAACAAACTTCTGAACATCAGGAATAGGTGAAGTGTTCTGAGGCGGTAGCAAATGAAGCGCAATGGGCACACCACCTCTACCTCGTACAATCTCAACAAAAACGCCACGACTGCTCATCAGCAGCTGCGCAGACAAGCGGTATCTAAACGCAAACGAATTCTCGCCCTGGTTGGCAGTATTGTTGAAAATTTTCAACAAATCGGCATCTTCGATAATCTCACCAAACGGATTATTATCCTTACGCAAAATCATGGGAAGGCGGGCCTGATTTGAAGCAATAACATCAATGCTTCTAAACACCCAAGTAACCTTAGCGACACCTTCTTTGTAAGCCTTGACAATATCCCAACCATCATGATAACCACGATTATCCGCAAGAGACGGACTGTACGAAACCGGGGCACCAACAGAAATGGGGGCAGCCTTCTGCTCCACCGGATTCATAGCAATATTGCGAAGTGATTTGTTAGATGTGGAATTCCATGCCATTATTCAGCCCCTAAGAGATATCCATAAATACCGCACGCAAGGCCAGCACTTGCCAAACCCCACCCTAAACTTAGTATACTAAGACCAAGCCCAATAAGAATTACAGAAAGACACATAAGTAGATGGGCGCACGTTGATCGACTAAAAAAATTCATCATGTTTATACTTTACCGGTAAATAGTCAAGGATTCAAGCACATATGTCTAACGAGACTCCAGACTGGAACAAAATTCGGCAATACTTAGAACCGAAACGTTCCGAATATTGGATCGAAGAACCGTCGATCACACAAAAAGTCTTCCTAAAAAGCACCGCACAAGAAGTGCTCTTTGGTGGAGCAGCAGGCGGCGGCAAATCCAGCGCCCTCATCATGGCTGCCCTACAGTACGTCGATGTTCCCGGTTACAGCGCAATCCTGTTTAGGCGAACATACGCCGACCTTGCACTACCCGGTGCTCTCATGGACCGCTTCAGAGACTGGACCATGCAATACGACGACGTTCACTGGAACGCCAACAGCTACACAGCCACGTTCCCTAGCGGAGCCAGAATAACATTCGGTTACCTCAACAACGTCAACGACTACCTCAGATACAAGGGTTCCGAATTCCAATTCATCGGAATGGACGAGGTGACAGAAATCAGAGAGTCTGACTACCGTTACATGTTCTCCCGCCTTCGACGCCCAGCATCAGGCCCCCTAGCTCAAGTCCCATTAAGAATGCGCGCAGCAACAAACCCTGCGCCTAACTGGGTACGGCAACGATTCCTTGTTGAAGGAAAAGACCGCGGAAGAATCTTTATCCCTTCCATGCTAACCGATAACCCCGGCATTGACCCAGCCTCTTACCGAGCAGTTCTTCAAGAGCTAGACCCTATTGAAAGAAAACGTCTTGAGTTCGGTGACTGGTGGTCAACCGCCCTAGGATCACTTTTCAATCGAGAAAGTTTTGAGGTCATAGACGATAGCGAGATCCCTTCGTTCTCTAACGATACACAAATCGTCAGATTCTGGGACTTAGCTGGCTCAGAACCAACACAGTCAAACCCGGACCCTGACTGGACAGTAGGCTGTCTCGGAGCGTTCGACAACGGCGTGTTCTACATCTTGGACGTTCGCCGGATCAGAGCTAAAGGCGATAAAGTAGAAAAGTTTATTCGAGCCACGGCTGCAGAAGACGGTCCAGAAATTCCAATCATGATGGAGCAAGAGCCAGGGTCTGCAGGTAAAAACCTTATTGACCAATACGCTCGATATGTGCTCCCAGGCTACAACTTTACAGGCCAGCGAGCTACCGGCGATAAAGCAACAAGAGCAAAGCCGCTTTCAGCCGCTGTTGCAAACGGCAACGTTCGCCTAATCCGGGCATCATGGAACACAGACTTCCTAGACGAAATATCGTCGTTCCCTGAAGCACGTGTGCACGACGACCAAGTTGACGCAACAGTCCATGCTTTCAACTATTGTGCTGGACTTGGAATGGGTCTCCGCAAAAAGATCGAGATTATAATCTGATTACGCATCTCGGATAGCGTTAAAGACATTGACTTTAAGCCTGTGACTGTAATTGTCTAGCTCCAAAGAATGCTGCGCTGCTTCAATCGGCGGAATGTCTCTATGGAAATCAATGTATTCCATAATAGCATTATATGCCGCCCATTTCGTGTCACCAAATCTGCCCAGGTTATGCGGCTGGCGATAAATCGTTTTGATTCTTTCATGAACATCTTCAGCATTAGAACGCTTCTTAGCGGAAGAAGCACCTTGCGTTGACCAGAACGTTTCCATAACTTTGAAAAGTTTATCAGGAGACATGTGAGAAGATGTAAAGTCGCTGATGATGAGATCAAACTTCTCCGACCATATCTGACGCATAGTAAGAGCCTCTGTAGCATCCATAGGATCAATCGTCTCATTAGGGGTGTGGCGCTTACGTAAACTGAAATCAGCATCCGTTGAAAAACGATACACAGAATTAGTTTCCGCACGAACATCCAGATTGTAGTAGCACACCGGCATGCTTCCATCGTGGGAAGTGATAACAACAATATAGTTATCAATCGCATCTTCACCCATGGTAGAAAGAATGTTCGTGCTGCTGTGCTTAACAGCTACAAAAAACTTACGGCCTTCTTCAAGCACACCACAGCTATGCAAAGATGCTGCGCCGTTTGCTTTAGACACGATATCTCTAGCTCTGTCCAAAATACTAGAGTTAGGTACAACCGAGTACCGTTCCTTCACGACTTCCCACATGATGCGGTGAGTCTGATCCAAGCTAACTCGGTTAATAATAAAGCGGTTAGGGAACGTAGCGATCTTGCCCATAACATCGTCATGCATCAAGACAGGACTTAATGTGACAGTGTAATCGCCTTTGGACTTGAGTAAAATTTCGTTATTAGACTGCTCTGAAGAGACGCGGGTCCCCAAGTCAAGCCATGACTTATCGCTCATCACCGGACCCCTGAATCATGTTCCGATCGTCTCGGTCCAAAAGCTTCTCAATATTTTCTTTAGCAATATCGTTGAGATCAATACCAAGCTCCCAGGCAAGCACAGCAGCATACCAAAGCACATCACCAATTTCTTTACTGATAGCAGAGCGGAAAACTGAATCAGTATAGTCCCCGTCGCTGTCTCTAATGTGCTTCTTCACCTTGTCAGCAACTTCACCTGCTTCGCTAGCAAGACCAAGAGTCAGATACTCAACCGCTGATTCCTTCGGATAAATAGCGGTTGTCTTAGCACCGACCTGATACGCATTAAATTCCATTCCCATTCTATCTCCTATCACAATGACTCGGGGTCACCCGTGGGACGCTCAATCTGGACACTTTCACCAGTCGCTGATTCAATCGGCACCCATGCAGGAGAGTACTTGTGTTCTTTAACCTTACGCATTTTGATTAACGAACCCTCCATCAGCAGCATAAACTCTTCATCTTCTAAACCTAACTGCTCTTGAAAGTCTTCAGGGTCAACGTCGTTGTCAAAAAATATCTCCCGTAAAAGCTCGGACAAGAACTTATTTACGACAATGCCTCGGTTTCGATTCATATTAACGTGGAGTAGCGCGGCTTCAACATCATCCACATCGACTGTTACAATAGGAATTTCTTGCAAGTCTAGGAGCTTAGCAGCCTTCCAACGATGTAAACCATCAATAATACATGCAGTAGACTTTTGACATACGATGGGCTGAAGAATCCCAAACTTTTCAATAGACGCTGTAAGCTTTCTGAAATCCGGTGCAACAACATAGTTTACCGAACCCCAAAAAGCTGGCTGTATTCTGTCGGGAGTAACTGAAATATACATGTGCTTAACTTAACCTAAAATCGTCTTGCAAGTCAAGACTGTCGGCATCAGTCATGTCTTGATAGAAAGCCTTCATCCTTTTCTTATGTGCAATTGTTTGTGGCCCGACAGGTGACGGGTTGCCGACAACAGAATTGAGTAGCAAAGTTCTTACTAAGTGATCAATCGGGTAAGCAAAAGGATCTTTGTTGTGTGACGTTCTAAACTTGTCGGCAAAAGCAAACGCTAGACGCCGATAGTCAACGTCACCAAAATGCGTTTCAATGCACTCTTTAACACCATCCCAACCATCTGCGGCAAACTGATCAACAACTGCCTCAATGTCATACTCACCCCAAAGTTGACGCTGAGTATCTATTTGAGGAAATGCCTCAACTAGGCGATCATAGAACTCTGGCTCAGTTTTAACTACGTCAGTCAGTCTTCTGGCTGCCGTAGAAAACAAAGGCGTACCGACCCGCTGATTTGCGCCGCCCAACATAGCGTAATCATAGTACTTACAGTATGACGCCCCGTGTTCTTCAGTGATAAACTTCAGAACATCATCAGAAGTCCAATCGTAAATAACTTTCGCAAACCTTAAAGGGATGGCCTTAGGCAATCCTTGGGGGCGGTTGATGTAGTTTTCGTGAAGCTTCTGAGTGACCGACCGATACCTAATCATTGACTCATTCGCTCTGACCCCTGTAATGAAAGCTGTACGGCCACGTTTTCCCTGCATTGTGTATTCATCTATCCGTTTGGGAAGAGGTAGATTTCCAGACAATCCAAAGTGTTCGGCTCGAATACAGTTCGGCGGGAAGTCTCGGACCAGCATACCGCACTCTTCCCGAAACGCCGACCACAGTAAAACCAGTTCACGAGTACCCATGTACCAAACTTCTTGCAACTGTGGAAGACAGTACCACTCCATGTCAACCCAGTCATAGTTACTTACTTCAGTAACAAACTCTTCTGCTGCAGGCGAAATGATTTCTTCATCACGGAAAATCGCTTTCACAGGGCCAAGCCCGCGCTCTTCGTGAACTTCTTTCGCAAGATACAACGCAGCAGTGCTATCTTTACCGCCACTAAACTGAACACAAACCGTGTCAAAAATATCGTAGACGTGACGAATCCGCTGCCTAGCAGCCTCCACACAGTTTATGTCCAAATACATTTGCTTACGCGGCACGAGACTTACTCCAGATGCTGGTCAAAGAAATCAAACAAAAGCTCCGTCGTTGTAGCCCCTTCGTAAACAGGACTCTCCTTCAACTTGTGAAGAATGCGGTACCAGCCCGCCTGTTGATCGGAGTTCTCGAAAACAAGAGTAAACTGAATAGCAACGTTCTTGCTGCCAGCAGCGCCGACTGTGGTGCTTCCTTGAGTCACAATCGTATCAGTACTTACACCTTCAGGGTTAAACGTCTGAGTCGGAGCGTCATCTTTGCCATCGCTTACAAAAGCAGGCAAGTTGTTTTCTTCAGGAATCCTGTTTACCGTAATCTGTGGAGCAGTCCAACCATCGTTCGGAGCGCTTGAAACCTCCGAAGAAATCACATTGTTTTCGATCGTGGCAATTGAGAAATCGTCCCAACCAAGAGTGCTGTAAAAATCTTCGTCCAAACTAACAGCATCCGATAGCAAGTCGATAAGAGCGCTTTCATCAGTCTCACCAAGCTCGGAAATCCGGTTGTCAGCCAACGAGAAAGCGAGAGCGTCTTCTGAATCTAAATCAACGATGGACACAGCAATTTCTTGCCAACCCAAACGCTTAGCGGCCTCTAGCTGATGATTGCCTGCGATAACTAAGAGCTTGTCGTTATCTTCCACTGCCACAATTGGCTTTACTTGTCCAAACTTGTTGTATGAAGCCATGATTGCTTCAACGTTGCCACGGCGTGCGTTGACCTCAAGAGGCTTAAGCAGCTCAATGTCTACAGCTAGGGACTGAATGTTTGAAGCGATGTTATGGATCATGACGGCGCATACCCCATAACTGCACACTGCCACCACCAGTACCCGACGGTAGGCCAACGCATGTTTGTTCGGGAGTCATACCAATCATGACGGTTGCCGGGGAGGTCACGTTCAATGTAAGGAGAGTACACCTGCACATTATCAAAATGTGTGCCCATAACCAGTTCTAACCGCTCTTCATAGCAGTTCCAATGATGTGCTGCACCATCCCACCACTCCGGCGGAGTCTTAGTGAGATACTGGCCGTCGTCAGACATGTGATAGATTTGCGAATCAACGTCCTGATGCTCCATAGTGGAAACAACCATGTCCCAAGGCTCTAGTTTCTCAGCCCAACGCTTAATGCACTTATGAACATCAGGACCAACCGCAAGAACAGGAGCACCCGGCTTAGCGATACGGACCATATCTGTCAAAAAAACACCAAGCTTTGGCCACGCAATATGCTCAAGAACATGGCCGAGATAGATCGCATCAAATGTGTCATCCTCAAACGGATACGGCTCATCCATATTTACCAATACATCAGGCGTGGTAGAGTGATCTTCCCACACATCTGTGTTGACCCACCCGTCGATGTAGTGAGTACCACACCCCACATTAAGTAGCTGCTTTTCCATATCGTTCTCCTAAAACTTGACTTGTGATCGGACATTTGCTGCAATAGTGCGCAAGGCATCGCAGGCAGTTCGTAGCGAATGAAGACGTTCACGCTTTGCCTTAACCAAGGCTTCAGCGATCATTGAATCGTACTGAAGATCACTTGTCTTGTAACCCGCCCAGCTTTCTTTCTGCTTAACAGCGCCTTCCGCTGCTAGGTACTCCTTATACCAAGCACTCTTGTAAGACGCTTCTTTTTGGGCATGATCCTTACACAGGATCTCAAACGCTTCAGTTTCTTGCTCAATTTCACCAATCAAACGGACAAGCTCAGACTCAACTTCAACTTGACTGATTGGCGCAGTTCTCGTACTATTCATGTCGCTATTCTATCCGTTTCCATTCATCTCGTCAATAATAGACTGCAGTCGTTCAACTTCGCTAACCCAATCAACTTTCACTCCCGAAACGCCACGTTCCAGCAAATCGTCTAAATGCTCTCTACCTAGCTCGTCTTCAAGCCACCTTGCCCAAACCAGTGGGTTTTTAGACTGCTTCCAATGGCACGACGCACACAACGCAACCGCATTCTTTTCATCAGTCCTAGTAGCCGAGATAGATCGACTGATTATATGAGCACACTGTATTTGCTTGCCGTCATCTTTGTGAACTCCACACCAGCGGCAACGGAATCCATCACGAGTTCTTACAAGCAAACTGTGTAGCTTTGTGGCTTTAGCTTTAGCCGCTGTCCCGTAATTGGCAGCCATCTCACAACGGAATATTTTGATTGATTGGGAAGAACCACCCACCGCCATCATACTGATGCCCTTGTGGCATATCGGGACGATGATTCACGCCTGAATAATGAAGAATCGCTGTTTCTCGCCACAAGTCAGGATTGTTTGGGATGGAGCCACGATGCATCAAGCGGGCATGCCAAATCAACACATCACCCTTCTTGGCGATAAACTTTTCAGTCGAAAGATTGCCACGATCTAAAATGTCTTCAAACATGGGAGTAAGGAAGCGCTCCGAGTACTTAGGCCAGTTAGGATCGTCTCGCTCATGCGGCTCTAACCTAGCCTTTGTCGCATCTTGGGTAATGACCGGAAGAACATGACTGCCCGGAACATACTCAAATGGGCCAGCGTCCTCGTGCACATCATCCAACGCAACCCACACGGCCAAGTAATGATCCTTATTGGAGTCAGGATTCAAATACCCATCCTGATGCCAGTTCCTCTCTGTGGACTTCCAACCAGTCAAGTTCAAATGAATACCCATCTGATCGCCAATAAGATGCTCAAGGATATTATGCAACGGGGCGTAAGTGGCGATGTTCATTAGGCTTTCCACCTGAAAGTAAGCACA